AAGTTAGCAGCGGCATTTAAACGAATATCATCATTAGTATCTCCAGGGCCCCCACCATTTGCAGGTTTAGGGTTAGTAACAGATATAGATGAAATTTGATCTGATATATTAATACCTGCTGTGTTTGCTAAAGTTAATAAGGTTCCTTTTCTAGTAATTGTATTGCTAGGGAAATTACTTTCGATTCCTCCTCCTTGCATATATGTTACTGTGAGTGTAGTATTACTTGGAACTTCACCATATGCTTTAGTGTAAAGGAAATTTGATGGATCAAATGCAAAATCTAACATGCTGCGACCATCATTAATCCCTAAACCTACATTATCTGGATTTGGAATGATTTCTTCATCAGCAGAATCAGAAATACCTGCACCGAATTTGATTTCTAAATTATTATTAGCTTTAAATCTTGTAATAAATCTTTTAGGAACTTTTTTAGTTTTTAATAAATAAGGAGTTTGACCATTGTATTGTGCCAAACGCGGATCATTAGCTTCAATATTTTTAACTTCTTCAAACGCAGTTTCTTGTGCTAAATAATCTACTTCAGTATAAGAATTTCCTTCGTCATCTACTAAAGAATCAATTCCAATAACATTAGTATCATTGAGTTCTAACTTTAAAAATCTTTCAGGAGCACCTACAGTAAATGTTTTTGTTTTTAACTTAGCACTTATAGCATTTACACCTTTCTTAAGTAAATACTTTAATGGTTGATTAGTAGTTGTATCTATACTAAAAATAGTAATTTCAGTAGGGTCAAATGAGGAGGATGTACTAAAATCAACATCTTCTTGTGTTAAAAATTCAACCTCACTATTTGCCGAAGGTAAAAACGTTGATCCTTTTCTAACTGTTAAGGCGTATCTAAAATCAGGACCATTGGTTCCTGCAGGTACTGTTTGGGTAACATCTAATTTAACAGCAGCAGCATTGGTTACATTAGGTCTGTATCCTAAATTGTAGGCTAGTGCAAATAAGTTATCTCTTTCTTGAGCATACTCAAGCATAGTTTCTTGAACCTGAGTATCAGTGTAAAATGAAAGAATATCACCTACATAAGCAGCCATTTCTAAAAACATCATTCCAGGACTACCTTCAGAGAAATCATTAGCAGTATCTGGATAATAGATTTTAGTAAAGTCTATTAACTGTTGTTTTAATTGGCTGTATGATTTATTTAAATATGATACAGGTTTATTGCCACTATTTATTTTAGAGTAAGCCATTAGTTAAGTGTTAGTGTTATTGCATCCATAGCGTTATTAGCTAGTAATTGATATACTACTTCTATGATTACGTCATGGTCGTTTTGATTGATATTTAGATTAATAACTTCAACTTCAGGTACAAATAATTCTGTTTGTCTTTGAATACGTGCTTTTAAAGTTTCAGAATTAACTTCTTGTTTAAATAACTGGTCATAAATACCAACTCCAAATAAGGGTTCGTTAATTCTTTCACCAGGACTAGTCAATAAAACATTAATTAAGTTACTTTTAACTTGATCCATAGTAGTATAATTTAGAATAAATGGGCTACCAGAAGAAGCAAAAGGTAACCTTACACCTAAAGCTTTTTTAGGTTGTAAGTCAATAGGTTTAATTTCTATTGTTTCCCTTGGTTTAAATCTAATAGCCATTAGGGTCTAAAATCTTTTTTTCTATCCATAGCCTCCATTATTTGGCTATAATCTTTATTTAAAAACTGATTTACAGGATCATTAGTAGCAAAGGTTTCTTCTGGTGTAGGGGTTACAGCAGTTTCTGATAATAATGAATTAAGGGTATCATTGCCTGTGTTAAAGTTAGGTGGTGGCATTTGGGCTCTTAATTTTGCTCTAAAATCTTCTGCTTCTTGAGTGTTTTGAGTTTCAACCACACGTTCTTTAATAGGTTGTGCCTTTAACTCTTCTTTTAACATAGAAATTTCACGTTGTAATGCATAGTCGATTTCTTCACGTACAACTTTTCTAATAATTTTTTCGAATGCACTTAATTTCATATCTTATGGTTTTTAATAAATATATTACTTTTTAATTATTTGGTAACCTGTGTTACCCTCAAGATCTTCAATGTATTTGAAGAACTTTTCTTTACCTGAATTTTCAAGATTACTTAATATTTCTTCAGGATTTTTAAATTGAGGAGTAGGGTCTGTAGTTTCAGTACTTGGATCTAATAAACCAGAGTATTGGGCTATTATTTGAAGAAACACAGTATCTATATAATTACAGTTTTCTTCTATGGTTTGTTTTAAAGTATTTAAAGCTACTAAAGCAGGATCTACTTGAGCTAATATTTCATTAGTTTGTTTGTCTATATATATTTTAACACCCGCAATTGCTATTACTACATCCCTAAATTCTTTTATTTTAACTGAAGCTGTTTGCAACCCATCATTAATTTTCTTTTCAGCTAAAGCATTTGATAAAGGACCCGTAAGGAAACCCAATGCAATATTAGCACTAGTTATTATAATATTTAATATAGGGAGAAAATTATTCGCTACTTCTATCACCCCATCTAGTTTATCAAAATTTTGGTTTACTTGGTTAACTTTATTTTTAATAGCTTCAATTTGAGTAATTTTAGAATTAACTTGTTGTTTTAAAAAATTACATTTAGTTTTTAGTTGGTTAAATTTAGCCTCTACTAATTGTAAATCTTCAACCGTTGCAATATTTTGAGATTCTAGTATATTTTTTATAGTCTCAGGATTACTAAGTTCTTGTTGAATCCTAGTTTTGAATTCTTTTTCTACAGAATCCCTAACTTTAGTTTTAGCTTCTTCTAAAAGTAAAGTATTGCTTGAAACAAGTGAGTTAAATGCTGTTTGTATCATGTTAAGTATACTTTATCGCTTTGGAATTCTTTAAGTCTATTTTTAAGATTTGTAATCCTAGTTTGAGTAGTTGTTGTTTTAGAAGGAAAAGTTGCGTCAGGTCCTGTAGGAGTTCCTGGTACTGTTGTTAAAGGGTTTAATAATAATGCGTCTATTTTGTAAAAAGTATCAATAATATCTAATAACTCTGTTAGGATTGTTTCTAATTCATTACCTTTTACCGCAGGATTTGAAGTTAATTGAGTTCCTTCTAAACCTAAGTGAATTTTTGGTGAGTTTACAACAAATTTATTTCCTTTTTTATTCTCAGTATTAAAGTGAAATTCACCATTAGTTGAAAAACTAAACCCAGTGTTTGAAAAAAGTAAATTATCTTCTTTAGAATTAATTACAATTCTATCACTGTTTAATATAAGTTGTTTACCTATATATTGATCTGGTGAAGTAGGATTAAAGGCCATTACTTATTTGATTTGCGTTTTGAATTGCGGTTTCGAGACTCATTCCTATTATATCTCGATTATCTATTTGATTAGAGTTAACACCTACGCTTTGTGCAAATGTTGGTACATAGAACCAAGGACATATTTTATTAGTAATTTGGTTATGACCTATTACTTTAGCATTAGGATATGTGTTTAAATATTTTTTTAATAATCTAGACATAGTATATGCTTGATTCTGAGTCATATTAAATGATGTGGCTCCCCCTATCCAATTTAAGTGAATTGAATTACTATTAAATCCTTCAACTCCATTTGTAACTACACTATCATTATATATTCTAGTAGCATCACCATTTTGTTCTATTACCCAGTGATATCCTCCAGTATTCCAATATCTGCCATTAGGTTCAGGAGCAAAGAAATAATTCATAAGTGTATTTGGTGTAGCATTTTTATTACTAGCAGCTGTGTGGATAAATATATATTTTATATTCCGGGTATTTTGTCTATTTACAGTTAATGTAGAACTTGGTGGTGGGATATATTTTGATTCCCCTGATTTGTTTGTAAGGTAAATACCTCTTGCAGCGGTTGGTGCTAAAAGTTCGTTTTCTAATACCCAATCTTCATTTAAAGCAGGATTAGGTTGAGAAGTTGAATCTTCATCACCTGGGTCCGCGGATGTACCAGCAATTTCAAAATCAGATTCTATAAACGTAAGATTTCCTTCATCTTGGGCTTCGTCCAATAAAGCGAATATAGGATCATTTATTTCACCAGAAGTAGTAATTTCTTCTTCTGTAGGTGGGGAAATTATTTGTGGTTTTTCCTCAATTATGGGTTCTGGGGTTTCTTCTATTATAGGTTCAGGAGAAGGGGTAACTGGTGGAGGTGGAGTATCTTCTATAATACCTTAGATGAAAATACACAAGCAGTTCTTAAAGATGCTG